CCAGACTACGAGGTTTTGTAAAGGCTCTTGAGGCTATGTCGCGTGAACAGTTTGACATAGCTGCTGATGAGTTTATGGATAGCAAATGGGCTTCTCAGGTAGGCAACCGTGCTGTTAGAGTAACCGAGATGATCCGTACAGGTGTGTATCAGTAATGCCACTACGTAAGTTGTTACTAAAACCGGGCGTAAATAAAGAAGTCACACGGTATGTGGACGAAGAAGGCTGGTTTGATTGTGACAAAGTGCGTTTTCGTGCAGGGTTTCCTGAAAAGATAGGCGGGTGGCAGCGAATATCTACCTATACGTTCCTTGGGCTATGCCGGTCACTGCATAGTTGGGTTACTTTATCTAACCAAAAGCTGCTTGGTGTAGGTACAAATCTAAAGTTCTACCTCGAAAAAGGTGGGCTGTACTACGATATAACTCCTGAACGCACTCCATCGGGTGTGTCTCTTACTGACCCTTTTGAGACTGTAAGCGGATCTACTACTGTCACTGTTACAGATGCTAACGGCGGCTATATTGACGGTGATTTTGTTACGTTTAGTGGAGCGTCTGCTGTAGGTGGGCTGACTCTAAATGACGAGTTTCAGATAACATATTCTACCGGCAACACCTACACTATCGAAGCGTCTTCCGCAGCTACATCATCTGCTACTGGCGGGGGTTCTGTAACCGCTAAGTACCAAATAAACGTAGGCCCAGAAATCGAAGTGCCCTTGGTAGGTTGGGGTGCAGGTGGGTGGGATCAAGGCACTTGGGGTAACGGAATAGAAACAGCTACAGATTCGTTACGGCTATGGAGCCAGTCTAATTTTGGCGAAGACCTCGTTTTCGGCCCTCGCGGTGGAGCAGTTTATTACTGGGATGCCTCTAACGCTGACGGTCTTAACGGACGGGCAGTAGAGTTATCCACGCTTAGTGGAGCGTCTAACACACCTACAATACAGAATTTTATACTTGTCTCTGATGTTAGTCAGTTTGTGTTTTGCTTTGGTGCTAATACAATCGGTACATCTATCCAAGACCCCCTACTTGTTAGGTGGTCAGACCAAGCAAATGCTGCACAATGGACTCCTAGTGCCACCAATCAGGCAGGTGACATAAAGCTGTCTAGGGGATCCGAAATAGTTACCGCATTGCAGTCTCGCCAAGAAGTTTTGGTATGGACAGATGCTGCTATATATTCGCTACAGTATCTCGGAGGTAGTTTAGTCTGGGGTTCTCAATTATTAGCAGACAACATCTCAATAGCATCACAAAACGCTGCTGCATACTCAGATGATGTAACGTATTGGATGGGAGTGGACTCTTTCTATATGTACGATGGTAGAGTTAAGGACTTACCATGTGACCTCAAACGGCATGTGTTTAGCGACCTTAACTATGAGCAGATAGAGCAGGTCTTTGCGGGTACTAACGAAGGGTTTGGCGAAATATGGTGGTTCTACCCGTCAACTGGCTCCACTACCGTAGATAAGTACGTCGTATACAACTACACTCAAGGTATTTGGTATTTTGGTAACTTAGCCCGTTCTGCATGGTTGGATACCGGCATCAAGCAGTTCCCCGTGGCTGCTACGTACATCAATAATCTGGTAACTCACGAAGATGGTGTAGATAACAACGAAAACGGTACGAATACAGCTATAACCGCGTTCATAACCTCTGGTGAGTTCGATATAGAGGACGGTGACAGGTTCTCGTTCATACGCCGAATCCTGCCCGATATAACATTTAATGGGTCTACGGCGGATAGCCCCAACGTCACTATGGAGCTACTGCCTCTACAGTCTTCGGGGTCTGGGTATAGCGATCCCGCTTCAGAAGGTGGGGTTAGTAGTGCAACTGTAGCGCGTTCTGCCGTGATACCTATAGAGAAGTTCACCACACAGATAAATACTCGCGTGCGCGGTAGGCAGCTATCAATTAAAGTACGGTCTGAGGACTTAGGGGTTAAGTGGCAGCTTGGAGCACCGCGACTTGATATACGCCCTGACGGGAGGCGATAGTGACTACTTACAACTCCGTAGCACCGAGACTGCCAACGCCCCCAAAGGGGTACGACCAGCAATCGTTTGAGCAGTTCAATAATGTACTACGTATTTACTTTAGGCAGTTGGACGAAGAGATAAGAGAAGCAGCCGTCTCTACTGAATCTCAAGCGCAGGTGTGGTTCCTTGGCTAATCAATACAGAAACGCAAAGGTAGATTTAACCACCACTGACGCTACCACGTTGTACACATGCCCCACGGCAACTACGACTATTGTTAAGTCTATACTTGTGTCAGAAGATTCTGGTAACGCTGACACTATAACGGTAACACTTACCGATGCTTCTGCTGCGGTATTTAGTATGTTTAAGGTTAAGGCTGTCGGTGCTAACACCACAGTGGAACTGCTTACTTCGCCTATAGTGGTAGAGGAGTCGGAGATATTGAAAGTCACTGCTGCCACTGCTAATAGACTACACGTTATAGCCAGCTTGTTGGAGATTACGTAGTGATAGGTAACATAGGCCCAATAAACCTTGATTTCTCTGGGATAGGTAGTTTCTTCGACCCCAGTAAGGTACCCACTTTAGACCTTTCAAAAACAACGGCTTTTCAGGCAAATGCTAGAGATCTTGGTCGATTTGGATTAGGGGGGTTCCCTGCACCTGTTAGCGTAGCGCCTCCCGTACGTGTGCCTACTCCGGCCCCTGTAGCGCCTAGACCCGCACCTGTAGCGCCTGCACCTTTTACTGACGGCTTATCTGAAAGACTCAGAGAAGCGATGAAAGGTAAGATGCCTACACCTGCAACAGATACAATAGGTACATCAGGGTACAAACGGGGTATAGGAGATAGGCCACAAAAGTCTAGCCCTCCGATTGGTGCGGGAAGCCCTGTAAAATTGCCGGGAGAACGCGCCCCAGATAGACCTGCACCTGTTGGCGGTGCATTAGAAGATATGCTAAAGAAGATGGGAGAAATATCTCCTGTGCAATCCAAACCTACACCTGTAGTGCCTAAGCCCACGCCAGTAATAGGTTCGACTGCACCACCTGCGTTAAAATCACGAGCGCCTACACCTGTACCAGTAACACCACCAAACAGAATAGGTGCGCCCGTAAGTGGTGGTGAGTTCATACCTGAGCCTACAGCCGTAGCACCTAAGCCTACAACCGCAGCGCCTAAGCCCGTGGATACGTCTCGTGCGTCTGTAGTGGATGCTATGATAGCTAGCAGGGGCAAACCCGTGTCTGCTAAAAGTGCTATACAAAGCTACAAAGACACCCTGCTAGGTGCAGCAAGTAAGAATGTCTACGACACTGTAGATGATGTGGACGAGGTAGATGATTACTACGATAGGGTGTTTAGAAACACTGTTATAGACCCGCTAAATCCTAAAGAAGCCCTCTACAGAGAAATGGCTATGGATATAGGCGGTGAAGGTGGCGGAAGAAGTTACTACCAAGCCCCCAAAGCAAAGTTAAGCCTTACGCCAGATGAATACCTATCTGAAGTGGGTGGCCCTGAACACCTAAAAGGACTAAAGAGTGGTGTAGGTGTAAACAAAGACGTAGTTCGGTCTGCCTTCAGTACAATCGCTAATACTGGCGGTGCAGATACTGCGGCAGCGTTAAGCAGTTACTACGGATTCGACGTTGTACCTACCACTGGCACACCAAGCATTAGAGATTTTGGTGGTAACTACGAGTCGCATACAAACGCTTCGCAAGAGCAAATTTCTGAGTTTCAGTCGCTTATCAAGCCTGTGCTTGCAGAGACAATACCCTATCTACAGGCTACCGAAGGCATAGGCTACCAAGAAGCATTGCTAGAAGCGTACAAGCGCGATCCCATGATTCAGTCTATGTACGCCAAGTACGGCGTGCAGCCTATTCGCCAGACTAAAGACGGGTCTACTTACCTCTATGACCCCATGACTTTCGGTGAAATACGCACCAAAGAAGTTAAAGACAGCTCTGTCAAAGACGCGCTAAAAGTTGCCGCTATAGTTGGGTTGTCTGTGGTTGGTGGTGGAGCACTTGCTGGTACGGCTGCTTTTGGTGGTGGTACGTCTGCGGTTGGTTCTGCACTAGCCCACGGTTTAACGTCTGCAGGTATAACTGCTGCTACAGGTGGCGATACTAATGACATACTCAAGTCTTTCGCGTTAGCGGGTGCGGGGGGCTACGCAAAAGGTCTTAGTGCCGCAGCGCAGGCAGCGGCGGATACGGCTAGTGGGGCCGCACAAGCAATAAGTCCGTTTTCTGGAGCAATTACTAGCGCGAGTGAGGTGGCAAAAGCACAGGAAGGGCTGGCGCAACTTACTACTGTTGCCGAAGCTACTGCAAAAACTGCCGACACCTTTAACAAAGTAGTGCAAGGGGCTAAGTTTGTAGACGCTGCGATAGATGGGAACATAGCAGGTGCCGCGATCTCCGCATTCGGCCCAAAATTTACTAAAGTAGCGATGGATAAAGTCGGCTTAGACGAAAAGTTCTTAGATGGCTACAACATAAACCAAGACGATGCGGTTGCAGGACTTGTTAAGACTGAACTTGAGTTAGCGAAAGGCACCGATTTTGGTGATGCCATAGCTAGAGGGTTTGGTGAGTACATCATGGAAGGCGGTGCATTAGCACCCAGTAACATGAAAACCCCTGAGTTCATCAAGAAGATAGGCGATGCCCTTCGCTACACAGGCAGTATGTTCGACGATGCGATATTACAACCTGTCAAGAAAGCCACTGAGCCGCTAATCGACGCTACAAGAGCTGTAGGTAAGACGTTAGATGACAACGTGTTTGAGCCTGTAAAAGAAGTAATCGAAGACGTAGGTAGCGCAGTAGACGATGTAGTTATAGAGCCTGTAAAAGAAGGAGTAGAGGCAGTCGCAGAAGCCGTACCCGAAGAAGTTAAAGACGTGGTGGAGGGTGCAGCAGGTGCGGTTGCAGATGTGGCAAGTGTAATACCTACAGGAGCACTATCAGGAGCACCAGCACCAGCACCAGCACCAGCACCAGCACCAGTGAGTACTCCTTCATATGCCTATACTCCCGGCATTATCGAAGAACGAAGTGCTGAGTTGTTTGACCTTGGCGAGAAGCAAGAAAGAAGAGTAGACCCTGTAAAGGCTTACTTGGCTAGTTTAGCTGGTGGAGGTATGGCAGACGGTGGTGCAGTCAGAAGTTCTTATGGTAATCTTGATGAGCTACTACGTATAGTTGAGGGTAGACGATGAGTGGAGCTTTAGATTTCGACATTAACGCATTTATGAGTTCGCTTGGCACACCCGACGTAGGCGCTACTACAAGCTACGACTATAGCTTCGATCCAGAAGACTATCGCACTGATCCAGTGGATTATGATTTTACCGATACGTTTGATGCCGATGCGTTTATGGACATCCTTGATGTAGGTAACGTGGGCGATAGCTATAGCGGTAGCGGACTTAATTTAGATTTTCTTACTGACCCTTACCGTGACCCTACCAAATTTGACGATCAAGGATTTAACGTAGATTTTATTGATGATATTTTTGGTACATCTGGCGGCTTTGATGATGCTGTTTTTAGTGATACTTCTAACCTACCAGCTCTTCTAGCGGCGGCGGCGGCACAGGAAGATTCTAAAAAAGGCAAATCGAACGCACTTCAACGGCTTGCAGGTGGGTTATTCGGTGGTTCTGGCGGTCTTAGTGGTGGTGATTTGCTAAAACTGTTAGGCGGTATAGGAGCGGCTAGTTTTCTTAAAGATCGCGGTGCTTTTAAGCCTGATATAGCCCCCGTTGGTTATCAGGGCAGTATTCCTGAGTACACTGCAATACGAGAACAAGTTACAGGCAGAGATGACACAGATCGTCGCCCCGGCAGTGGTGGTAGACGTTATTTCTCCGATACCATCTACGCTAAGAAGCCCGAAGGCCAGCAGCCTATGTCCGTAGAAGAGGCTCGTGCTAAGGCCGCAGCACAAGCGGCAGGGTTTATGGAAGGCGGTTCAGTGTTGCGAGATGGTGGCTATCTTCAGGGTGACACTGACGGGCAAGCAGATCTTATACCCGCCGATATAGATGGCGTACAAGAAGCACGATTAAGTCACGGTGAGTATGTGTTGCCTGCCGATTTGGTAGCTATACTGGGTAACGGTAACTCCGATGCAGGTGCCGCAGCACTGGATGAGTTTATGAGTATGGTTCGTACCAAAGCTACCGGCACGCCGAAACAACAGAAAAACATCGACGCAGATCAAGTGCTTGCGATGCTATCTAAAAGGATGTCATAAGTTATGTCTTTAGAAGATAACACAGGACAAGAAGCAGGTTCTTCTGGAGTATTATCCGAGTTTGCTGGCCCGTATGTCAGCGACATGCTTGGTAGAGCGCGTGCAGTTTCAGAGATGCCTTATCAAGCCTACGGTGGCCCACTTACTGCGGGCGCTAGCGGGTTACAAGGTCAGGCTTTTGCTGGCTACGCAGGACTAGATCCTACTCAACAAACCGGCATAGCTTCTTTCGGCGGTGATATGACCGCTGGTGGTACGTTTGGTTTTGGTAGTGCCGCAGGACAAGGCTATCAAACAGGGTACACCCCCGGCTCCTACGACCTGTCTGGTATGCAGCAAGGTACGTTCCAGAACACGTACGACCCTACAGCGTTTACCGCAGCGGCTGCACAGCAGTACATGAACCCCTATTTACAGGCGGCACTGAATCCGCAAATTGCTGAAGTTCGCAGGCAAGAGGCTATTACACAAGCCCAAGAAGCCGGTAGAGCTGCACAGGCCGGTGCGTTCGGTGGCTCTCGTTCCTTTATTATGGATGCAGAGAGAGCACGCAACACAGGGCAGCAAATAGCGGATATTACTGGACAGGGCTACGCTCGCGCTTTCGATACTGCTATGGGCCAGTTTAACACCGAACAACAACGTGCTATGGCTAACCGCGATGCCATGATGGCTCAGTTCAACGAACAAGAACGTATGCGCCAGCGTATCGCTGAAGTCGGAGTAGATCAGTTTAACAAAGAAGAAGCAGCGAAAGAGCGGGCTGAAGAAGCGCGTCGAGGGCAGTTCAACGAACAAGAACGTATGCGCCAGCGTATCGCTGAAGTCGGCGTAGATCAGTTTAACAAAGAAGAAGAAGCACGAAGACAAGCCGAAGAAGCGCGTCGAGGACAGTTTAACGTAGAGGCTGGCAGGTTAGCAGAGTTTGACGAACGCCGTAGGATACAAGCAAACGAAGAAGCTAGGCGTGAGATAGAACGTCAAGAGCGGGAGCGTGAGCAGTTTAACGAGCAAGAACGTCGCAGAATTAACGCGGAAGAGGCTGACCGACGTTACGGTCTAAGCGCACTACGTGATATGGCTACAGCAGGAGCTACCCAACGAGGTATTGAACAGGAAGGTATTACAGCCGATTACTTGCAGTATCAACAAGAACAGCAGTATCCCTATGAACAACTACAGTTCATGCAATCTATGCTGCAAGGACTACCAATTACTGCCACATCTCGTCAGTTTGTCGAACCCGGAGGGTTCCAAGAGTTATCTGGTGGTATAGGTGGCATCCTTGCGTTACTAGCGCAGTTAGGGTTAGGGACACCTTCTGCTGGCGGCGGCCCTCCAACATAGGTATTTAATTGATGCTAAACAATCCTATTAGCCAGATTGAACGTACGAAAGACGCCTATG